AAACCAAGTGTTTAATTCATCAAACAATTCTTTTTTATGACTTCTGCCTTCCAAATCTGGATGTACAAATATGTAGGATATTTCTCCATACATTTGATTGTTCCAATGATTTTGTAGCAGTGTGCCCACAGCAAAACCCACAATCTTTTGCATCATTTCTTTTACCACAATTTTGTGATTGGCACTGATGATGCCTTGACGCAGATTGTTAATCAAAAAATCTTTGTTGATTTTGTTGGATCCTTCCAATCGTGCTGATTGTTCATACAGTGTGATACAATCTAAAATCTTATTGATGTCTGTGGTTTCAATATCTCTAATCATTATATGCCTTTTCTACCCCAGAATATATCTGTGAGTGTTTCATGTGAATACTGCATGGAGAAATCTTGTGGATGTTCTCTTTGAAAACTCACAAGGTTTGATCTGCGTCCTGCTTTTCTTGTGAAGTTGATAAACTGACTGGAAACTTGTATTTGTATGTCTGCTGTGTTCACATTGTTGCTGATCTGATATCCTGCTATTTTGCCTTTGAATGCTAAGAAAACAGCATCACCACCTGAATCACCATTCAATTGCAGTGTGATAGGATCTAAAAATGCTCTGTATATTTCAACATCTTTGTTGATAATGTCTGTGGTACCGTATGTGGTCACATTGGCAACATCCACAGCACTCAATATGATATTCACAGAATGTATCTGTAATTCTGCTGTTTCTTGTCCTTCACTCAGTGTTAAAAAATCACCTTGTGCCAGCCAAGTCTGTGAATTGTAATCAACATCAAAAGGTGCTGATGTAAAATAATTTGTGCCTGAAGTGGTTTGAATGGAAACAAGATAAATTTCTATCAGAGAATTTCCTGCCAGATAAGTCTGTAAAGAATTTGTGAATTCTCTGGTCATTACAATACCTCTTCTACATCAATTCTAAAATTCACTGTGCCGTCCACATTGTATCTGTAATCGGCTGTGTCTCCTTTGAATACCATTCTGAATGGTACATTGTCATAGGTTATTTCTGTGATTGCTCCTGCTGAATCTGTCAAACCCGCACCTGTTTCACCTTTCACAGTGGTTGTGAGTGCTGGTTGAATATTGATCACAAAATCTCCTGAAGTGTCTGGTGTTACATCTGTGGTACACATATAAACTTTTGAATGATTGTCAAATCTTATGATGTCACCCATGTTTAGAATTGTGAATCCATCTGCTGGTGTGTAACCTGCAGAATCATCTGCACCAATTGGAGATCCTGCTGAATCCACAGTTTGATATGCTGTGATCACAGTAGTGCCTGCTGATAAATCATCTTTCACAGCAAGATTATACAATCTACCACCTGCTGTTCTTGATGAAATGTTGGGCAGTATGATATCAAATTCATTGAGTGCACCTTGTGCCAGTGCCACAAATCCTTGCACCTGTCTAAATTCTTGATGTGTTAATGAAGGAAACTCCAATGTGCCTTCCCACAGTGTGGTAGCCTGTTGTGTTCTTATGGTTCTACCAGATATGGTTTTTGTGACCACAGTTTGTGTTCGCTGTTTGAAATTGATTGATCTGAATCCGATCTGATCCACATTGGATAACACAGAATTGGGTCCGTTAAAAAAACCTATATAAGCCATTATGCTGTCACTCCTTGTTTGCCTCGTTTAGCGAGTGCTTGATTAATTATTCCCACTATGGTGTTGCGTCTACCAACCAAGAGTTCATCAAAACCTGAGGCATCCACTGTGTTGATATTGAAATTTACATTCACATTTCCACCCATACCACCTCCCATGTCATTTGGCACAATGGTTCCGCTGGTTGATGGAATGAATAATTCTGGTCCTTGTTCTCCTACCACATATGGCTGACTGGTAGCAACAGGTCCTCCTTCTGCTCTGAAGAAGCCACCTCCGCCTCCACCACCACCAAACAGTGCTAGGATGGCTCTTAAACCTATTTCAGTTCTCAATGAACTGTTGAGTTTCTTTTGTTGCCCGTTAATTTCTTCTAATTTTTTTCGCATTCTGTCAAACACAAAAATTTCTAATCCTAGTTGAATCAGACCTGATAATAATTGTCTAAAGATTTGTTTTGCCAGTGTGCCCAATGCTTCTGATAATGATTTGGCTCCCATGATAGCATCAGCAAACGCATCACCTAAACCTTGTTTCATTTTGCCTGCTAGGTCAGTTGTCAGTTTGACTGCTTCTTTTACAGGATCAAAATTTTCTGCCGCTTCTTTAAACACATCTCCCAATGCTTTTCTGTAATCTTCAAAAAATCTTACACCTGCAGATTGTTCATCTCTAACTGCTTTTATAGCCTTCTGGGCCTCTTCTAATTGTTTGTTTTGATCTTTCAGTGCCTGTTCTTTTTCTTTAATTTTTTGAATGTATTCCAAAACTGCTTTGGTATTTTTGCCCAGCATTTCTGGATTTTCAATCAAAATCTTTTCATATTTTTCCAATGTGGTTGTGGTGCCATCAACCTCATTTTTCATATCACTGAATTTTTTTCTTAATGCTTCTGTTTCACCACGCATATCCATAGCATTGGATCTTAAATTTTCTGCCGCTTTGTCCATGCCTATAGCATCATAGAATCCTGCTAATTTTTCTTTACCTGCCGCAATGAAATCCATCATACTAGCAAATATGCCCACAATTTTGTCTGCCACACCTGCTATAACTGCCACAATGATTTTGCCTTTAACTCCCAGTGCTAAGAATCCTATTAGACCCAATGCTTTCACATAGCCTGGAGCATTTTCCATAGCGGACATGATGTTATTGAATGCTTTGGCAATAAAATTGAACACTGGTTGTAGTGTGTCCATTACACCAGCGGCACCTATCATGATGCTGTAGAATCCATCCACAACACTCTTACCAAATTTTTCTGCTTGTCCTCTTATGTTTTCAAAATTTTTGCCCAATGCGTCATCCAACACACCCACTGCCGCTTTCAATGTGTCAAATGGTCCTGAATCTGAAATAATTCTTTTGATGTTAAAGAATTTGTCTCCCACCATTGATGTTAAACCATCAAAGGTTGTGGTCAATGCCAATGCCGCTTGTCCAAATTGTCCGTTTGGTCCAAACACTCTGTCAAATGCTTCTGCTGTTTCTTTGGCAGTGACTTTGACACCATCTTTAAATCCTAAAAGATTTCTTATACCTTTTTCTCTTAAAAGATCTGCCGCTCCAATACCGCCCGATAATGATCTTTGGATTTGCTCACCCGCAGTTTTAAAATCTAATCCTGATATAGCGGCAACATTGGCAGTTAATTGTAAATTTTTGCCTAATTCTTCAGCGTCTTTTGACACAACAGCAAGGTTACCTGATGCCGCCGCAATTTCCTCAAGACTGAAAGGCACAGTGCCAGCGAAAGTGGCCAAAGTATCAAATGCTTTGGCACCTTCTTCAGTAGAGCCAAACAAGAATCTAAATCTTGTCTGCAGGTTCTCTACCTGTCTGCCTACATTTACAATGCCTTTGGCAAGTTTGCTCGCACCAATTGCCGCAATACCCAAAGCCGCCGCCTGAGCAAGAGAGCCCATCTTCACTAATTGGTTGTTGACATTCACAATGCCTTTGCTGGTGTTACCCAAGGCTCGGCTTGTTTTATCTACGACTACTAGTTCTATTTTTACCTGTTCGGCCATGGCCTATTGCTTTCTTTTGTTCGTCATGCTGTATTTTATAATACGCACCCCAAAGTTGTATTTCGAGAACACTGAATTGCATCACTTCTGTAATAGATTTGCCCAACTCCGAAGCAATCTTTATCAACAAAAGTAATTCAGTATCCTCCCTTAGTTTTTTTCCACTACTTGTGGATTTTGATAGTCAGTTGTGGCGTTATTCACCGCAGTGGCTATTCTAATTAACACTTGTGGATCCACTTCGTTCATCAGTGTGTTTTTGTCAAATTTTGTGAACATTGGTTTTCCTTCTGGATCCAATGCTTTGGCAATTACTGATTCTACCAATGCTTCCACCGTTTTCCCTTGTCCTTGAAGTTCTATAATTTTAGATTCAATCACAAAAGGATATGTTGATTTGTAATAAACATCTGTTTCCCATTCAGGCACAGATATTTTTTGTAATTCGCCCGACAATTTAGATTTGAAGTGCGATGTTGCTTTGCTTAACACATTACTCATATAGTTTTCTCCTATTTTTTAGACCCCTAACAGTTGGTTTGAGTATCCCTCTGGGAGCCTGTTTTGATCGCCCTCGTTCTAATTGACCTATGTAAGGTGTGCGATTGACGACTCTTGTATTTGTGCCTTGTCGCTCAATCTTCCACGCTCTTCTGGCTCTACCTTGTTTGATTGGAGTGTTTTTCTTTGCCTCCAACAAAATGGTATCAACCATTTCAGTTTTGACCTTGGCAATCTTTTTTTCTACCAAGGTCATCACTGTGCCTAGATTTGTAAATCTAGTCTTGAACATTACACACTTGTGATAGTTAATGCCCCTGTTCCCTGAAAGTTCACAGTTGCAGTTACCAAGTCATCAAATGATGCTGTTCTTGAAACAGAAGTTACAATCACATTGCCTGTGAATTTTTGTCCAGTTGTTTCACTTGGATAAAATTCAACACCCAATGTGTTGTCATTTGACGGATCAAAGGCATTGTATGCATTTGATGTATGATCTGAATCATAAATCACTTCCATTGATCCTGTGAATTGGTGTAATCCACTTTTGTATGTTCTTGCCGCGTCGCCCATAGCAGTGTCTTCAATCACATCTTTTGTGTGTTCCACTGTCCAAGAACGAACCTCAGCGACATTTGAACCGCCTGCTGAGTCGCCTGCCGCGTCTACAACTTTCACAGTTCCGTTTTCGCCAGTAAATGTTGCCATTTTCTAGTCCTCCTTGTGTGATTCATGCGAACAATTTTCATCGCACACATGATTTTCGTTTAAATCTTCTGGCAATAAGATATCTTCACCTTCTTCAGCATCCATAAAGTATTTCACTTCATCAATGTAATCTGATTCAGGCTGTTTTTTCTTTTTGCTTTTAGATCGTTTTGATTTAGTCACTTGGGCATTCACGGAGAGATTTAATTTCGTGCTCACCGGTGACTGTTTCTGATCCTGATGGACAATAGTCCAACCTTGATCAAGAAATCTGTTTACTCTGTCAGGTTCAACCAATTGAACCTGTTGATTGTTGTCAATCATTTTTACATATTGGGATTGATCCATTATGTTGCTCCTTTAGTAAATGAATATCTTACTTCTGCCGTCATTAAAAATTCTCCTAATGGCGGTGTTCTGTCAATGATTTCAATGTTTGTGATGTGTGTCGTAGAAGCCCTCAATACTGATAATTCTCTTGTTCTGTCAGAGTTTAATGTTTCTTCAATTCGTTCAATCAGTTCATTGCGTTTTTGATCCACTGTGATGATCTGTGCTGATCTGCCATCTGCTCTCACAAAACCTCTGATCTGTACCTGTATGGTGCCTCTTCTTGATCCGCCCATGGCATGATCTTCTCTAATTTCATTGCCAGTTGTGACCAGAATAGCAGGAAATTGTGTGATGGCTAATTTTAGCACATCAAAAGGTTCTCGTGTGACAAATGTTGGTTTAGGATGATCCATATCCTTCAACACTTCTATGATATTGATTGTGGCGTATTCTCTGTTTGACATCTACTACCTTTTTAGGCGTAGAAAATGAGTGGCTTGTTTTTCATCGTCTGTGACTGTGCCTGATGAATCCAAGTCATATTCTACTCCGTCTCTTAATACAAGATCAAATTCTCTATTATACTCTTCTCTGTAGAACAGCATCTTTCTTTCGAATATGTCTTGGTCTGGTTCGAATTTTGCTAATTTAGGATAGATGTGATACCCCAAACATTGATACACTGCCGCTCTGGTTAATTGACTGGCTGTGTATAAATCTTCATCTGGTTCTGTGTTGCCACCTGCGATATATTTTAAATCATACAAGCCTATGGTCTGTGTTGGCCACCAGTGTATTCTCAATGAACGGAACACATCTGATTGTGCTCTTGCAATGTCATCATCAAAATCAGGTATGCCGTAATTTAGAATGTCTGGCTCGTATTGTGTAATGTCAGAAATGGTTAATAATGTTGCCATTAGGGGTTCTTCCTCCTGTTAATAATATATGGCAAGTGCTACTTGCCTGTACATGAGTATTTATTCATATAGTCAAAAAAAAAGGGCGATAGTTGCCTACCGCCCCTCTTAAAGAGTAAAAAGTTATACTCTATTTATTATAATGATGCTTTACCTAAGATACCTACACCATACTCGTCGAATAACTCCGCCGCTTTGTACGCCATAGAACCTACGATCTCATCAGCTCTTAAAGAAGCATCTCTTTGAGTTTCCACTCTGATGTTTCTTTTTACCATGTAACCAATTGCATCTTGTGTGAATGCACAACCTACAAAGTTACCTGTACCTGATACAGAATCGTTGATATCTTTACCAACATTATTGCTTTCCAGTATGATCGCTCCACCTAAGTTTCCGATCACCCCGTTTGTCAATACTTGATTACCCACCATTGGTGGATTAGTCATGTTAGTGTTTCCAGCACCTGCTAATTGGATCTTAAGATCCATTGCTTGGAATGGATGCAGAACTACAAAAATCTGTCCTCTAGCATTTTGTGATCTTAATTGACCAACTGCTTTGAAGATAGTTGTTGCCGATACTGCGTCGCCTGCCGCACCAACTCTGTTTGAGAATGATGGGAATAACGCCGCGATCTCGCCGTCTACTTTGTTTACCATTGCTTCACCTAATTGTCTTCCAATTGCCGCCGCAACATCTTCTTGTGCAGTTTCTTTTGCAAGGTCAGTTAGTGTGATTTTAGCACCTCTTTCAACTGCTGTCATTGTGACAGAAGTTGTGTTGAATGCCGTGTTTGTAATTATATCTTGTCCGTCTGTTAAATCACCGGCTGTGATTGCAGGATATTTTGGAACCTGAGCTGTTAAGCCTGGAGTTCCTGTCATATCGTAATTTCTTACGATAGGTCTAATCACTGCTTGTTCACTGTAAGTGTATAAAGCAGACTGAACGATATTTGCGTATAGTTCGCTTACTATCGAACTTGTTACTTCATTAGCCATTTTATTTCTCCTTTTTGTTTATAAAATGTTAAACAGAAATCCCTTTAGAAGCCATTATCTTACGATATCGATCTCTATGTTCAGGGTTATTCATGTTTAGTTTGCTTATATCATTGTCTATCACAGCCTGTTGCTTGCCTGCTCCTTGTCCTGTGCCTGACCCTGTTGGTCCTGCTGAGACAAAGTGTGGGTTTGCTTGAAGAAACTCTGATACCAAGTTTTTCACTTGTATGGGCTCGCCTTGATCATTATATCTCACTTGCCCTGTTTTTGGATCTATCACATCTACTGTGCCTGCTTCGTTCAATTTTAATTGATTTCTTAATAACTGTGAAACCTGTGTAGGATTTACAGCCTTAAGATTTGAAGCCTCACTTAACAATGTGCCATCAACCTTGATTGAAGTAAGTTCTGACTGGTATTGTTGAATTTTTGAATTGAATTTCTCTGCTTGTTCTTTTAACAATGCTTCAAATTCTCCTCTTTTTTCCAACTCTGCCTGTCTTGCCTTTTCTTCTTTCTCGATCAACTTGTTGTAGTGATCCAAATCAATGCCTGAATACTTTTTCTCGTATTTGGCTTTTTCTTTTGCCAGTCGCTCAGCAACGATTTTATTAACCGCGTCTTGAGAGAATGTTTCAGTGGTTTCTTCTACCGCTGTTTGTGCCTGCTTTTCGTTTACAGGAGCAGTGTCCTGTGATTTTACCGCTTGTGTTTCTGCGTCCATTATTTTCCTCCTTTATAATGAGTTAGAGTGCCCTCCCTGTGTTTTTTAACACAGTAGAAACTTATTTATTATCTTTTTTTCTTTTTGCCTCTAGTAGATGATTTCTTACCTCTAGACATTGAAGATTTCTTTTTTCCTCTTGTACCTGGCATGATTGTACCTCCTATTTTTAGTTTGAATTTTCTTTTGCTGGGTCTATCACCCACAAATGCACTCATACTGGCTGATGTTGTTATACTCATCTGCCTTGTCCTCTGTATTCTTTATGATTGCGTTTTTCAGATTTATTCATTCGTTTTTTGTGTCTGCCTAATTTTTTAGGCTTTTCTCTGACTACAAAATCTTTAAACTTAATCTTCGCCATTATACTATGTGATACCAGATTGAGTTGGTTGTTGTTTTTACACCAGGAAATATTTTATCCACTGCCGCTTTGACACCCGGCCAATCATAGTCATGCCCCATTATCCATCCGCCCTTTTTAATTTTTGGCATATAAGCATCAATGTCTTTGGTGACAGATTTCTCGTCGTGGTCTGCGTCCACAAATACAAAGTCTTGGCTTTCATTTTCAATTTGGTCAGCAACTTCCCATGTTATGCCTTGTATCATTGTGTATCTGTTCATGTACGGTTTTAAATTGTATTCAACCTCACGCCTGTGACTTCTATGATCCCAACAAGGTTTCTCGTACGAACAAACACCATCCTGCCATGCGTCTATACCTATAAGATGGAGGTTGGGACAGTTGGCCATTAGATGTTCGCTGGTTCTGCCTTTCCAAACTCCCAGTTCAACGCCGTGCGTCCAGTTGTGCTCTTTTACGAGCTGTTCTATTCTATGAAACCTTTCAGAACGCATTATTTTTTACCCTTGTATCCTGAGGCGTAGATTATCCTTGATTTAATAATTGTTGTTTGGCTGAATCAATATCTGCTTGATTGATTTCAGGATGTAGATCCAATATTTTTTGATCTGTGTAACCTTCCATCACCATGTCTTGAATGTGTTTGGCTCTTGTGACATCAGTTGTGGTAGGATGTTCCATTTCTTCTTC